CCTTCACAAGCCATATAGACTGTCTTACCTTCATAATCGTGTTCGTGGTAGCCTTCACAACCTAAAGTCTTTGCACTAGCTAAGGCTTCTTCTATGGTATCAAAAACAGGCTTTCCGTCTATCATACCAACTTTAGCAAAGTCTTCCCTAACATCAACGTCTACATCTAAAGGAGCATACCCCATTTCTTCCCTTATTTCATCTGATGTAAGAACTCCTGCTAAGTCTTGATTTGTAAACTTAATGGTAATTGGTTTAAGTTGTACGAATTGAACAGGCATATCCATATTATTTACTTGGAATATCTTGTGCAATACTTTTAATATTTGATTTTGGAATCCAACAACTACTGTGTTTAAGTAAAAATTACTAGCTGCGTTAAGCTCGTCTGCATTGCTTGAGAACCCATTAGCACTATCTAAGCCCATAAGTGTCTTAGAAGTCACCCTATGACCTGAGAGGATGTTGCTAGTCAGTAGTTCTTGGAGCGCCAAATACTGCTTGTCTAAATCTGATGGACTTATTGAAGTTATTTCGGGTACTCTAGTCTTGTCATCCGAGAAAGTCAATACGAATTTTCCTGCATTTTTTTCTGATGTAAATTTAGCTTCTAAGCTTTGTTCTATCTGTCTTCTTTCTTCTGCTGTCGGTATGCCATTTGCGAAGGATATCATAAACGACCCTGTGAAGCCATTAGATATATTATTGAGGTGAAATTCAGACACTTTGGAATCTATTAAAGCCCAGTTATTACAACTAACGTAATCAGGAGTAAAATAAGAGTTCATACTAGGACTATAAAGACCTGCGTATAGAATTTGATTTGGTGAAGTCCTATCGTTTACATTAAATGCAGGTACTCTATAAGGCTTGTTCGTTCTTGTATTTGCCCAGTCGCCTGATACATAGAAACCTCTAGTTTTTCCAAATTCATCAGGGCGTTCACAGCGAATTTTTTCGACTGGGATGTGATAGATTTCAGCGATTTGTGTCCTGTCTTTTGACCATACTATATTAAGTGCAAATGCTCCTTGAAGTTTAAAGTCAAATGCTACCTTTTTTAATACCTCGTGTAAAGTTTCATTACCATTAGCATTATTCATAAAGTTTTGAAGCTTTACTCTTGCTTCTTCATCTCTATCATCTTCGTCTGTTATTACTAAGTCTTCCGCACTAATCATTTCAGCAGTCGCATTGACAATTGCAGCTGTTATAGAACTCGAATAATAAAGGTCAATTAAGAACTGTGGGTAAAGGTTTCGCCATTCGCCATTAGCGTCTCCGTATTCAATGTAGTCTTTACCTCTTACTTCAGCCACTACAGGGCTTGTTGAGGTGCTTAAATCGATTGATAGTATTTTATCCATTTTATAAAGTTGAAAGTCTTGCGTTAATTCTTGAAGTTAATAATGCATCTGAAACACTATACACTTGTATTTCTTTTATAGTTCCTGAGAATGGATTAACATTCGTTTTTCTTATACCTATAGCGTCTATATCAATTGTTCCCGTTAAAGTTTGCGTTGCGCTTTGTGCAGTTCCGTTATAATATAAAGTAAATACATTTAAATACCTAGTAATAACAATATAATCATCTCCCCATTCTCCTGTATCTAATGCAAGAGCTATTTGGCTTCCGTCTATTTTAATAGTTATTTCAGAACTAGATGAAATTTTAAATAATTCATTTGCTGTTGTATTATCAGCAATAAAAGTCCCATTAGTAGTAGTAGGAAACATTTTAATTCCTAAAGTAAAATCATCTGTAAAAGACATTTGACTTGTAGTTTGTAAATTACTTTTATTATCAGGATCAAAAGTTAAAGCTCCAGTTCCTGCATTGTAAGCAGGTTGTTCTGTGCTATCTTCTTGCGCCATATCTCTACTATTAGTTGAACTATCAGCCCAATTACTAACATCTGTACCATTTAAAGTAACGCCAATTTTATTTTGATACCAAGCTTGTAATTTAGGCTCATCAGTAGGTGTCCAAGAACCTCCTAAAGACTTTATTGATACTAAAGATAATGCTTGTTTTAAAGCTAACATTATAATGGTTGTTCATAATAACAGATTGCTAATCCACTCGTCAAAGTTACAGCTGTAACATTAAGAAACAAAGTAGTCCCTGCTGCCATAGTCGTATGAAGACTTGATGCTGCACTTCCTGTTCCTGTTTGAATATTAGAAGCCGATATTGAAGCTATTACGCTTTCTGTTACAAATTGAATTGCGTAATAATTTTTTCCTGTCATAGCTGTTGTTGTAATTACATCACATCTATGTTTTCCTAATTGCTCTGATAAAAGTTGTTGTACGTTTTCTATTGCCATAATTTTTATTTAATCGTTATATATATAATTAGTGTCGCTTGGTGAGTTATGTTCTGTGTATCTTACTTGTTGATCTCCTTGTGGTTCTTCTATTAATAGTTTTCCTATTTCTATTGGTGCTTCATATTCAGTAATATAACCGCCATTTGGTGAATTTCCTGTTTTATTCCAAGTAAAAAATATACTTCCTTCAACAACAGTACCACAAATAGTATTCTCCCATTCGTCATTTGAAGCTAATATGTAACCACCTCTAAATTGTTGTGGTTTTCTTACTGCTATTACCCTATTATATTGATGAATAAGAGTTCCTAAATTATCATAAAAATATACATCATATCCTTTAGAGTCTGTAACCCCCGAACCTGTTTCTACTTCCATTACAAAACTTTCTGGAGTTGAAGATATTATATAAGAGTATGTTCTACTGTCGGAAATAAATCTAACTTCATTTCCTATAGGAGATACACTATTTATATGAAAAGAAGTAGTTTCTTTATTCCTTACAACTTTAGTAAATAATAAATTTCTTTCTGAAACCACACAAGTTACTCTATCTATAGTTTGTGTTAAAGTATTTACAGGGGAGGAAACCTGACCAACTAAAGGAGGTGGTGCGCAAGTAGAATATTCTTTAATTTGAAAGGTACTAGCAGTTAATCCTGTTATTTTATCAACATCAACATCTAAATTTCCACTATCAATAACATCACCTCCCGAATTAGTAGCTTCCCAAGTTCCTTTTTCTAAAGGATTAAATAAATCACAATCTTTAGGAACTCCTAATTTAACCCCTTTATACATCCAAAATATTTCATACTTCCAATACCCATTAGGTTCAAAGTTTACTTTTCCTTCGTATATATTTTCATCAATTAAAGTGCTGTTAAAAACTTCTAGTTGTGCGTATCTATCATTTAATAATTGTAATTTAGTATAAGCGTATTTGACATCTCCTGACATATCGTTTGTAAACTTACAAAGATATCTATCTCCTATTATTGGAGTAGGAAACCTAACACCACTTATGTATTGTTCTGCATCCTTTAAAGTTACATAAAAAGTATATATATTATTAAGGTAAGTTGCTTTAAGCATATTATATAATAGAAAAAGTCAGTTTTTATTTGGAAAACAAAAAGGGTAACAATTAAGCTACCCTTTTAAGATTATAAGAAAACAGATAAGAAATTTAAGCTGTTATAATAAATGGACTAGCTTCATTCGTAAATCCTGAATTGTCAAAAGGAATTGTAGTGTAATCCTCTAACATACTAAAAGGTTTAGCTTCTATTCCGTCAAAAGTTAAAGTGTAACCATTTCTATCTCCCCAAGCTGCACCTGAGTCCATAGTACCTGCATTAAGTTCCATTCCATTCTCCATACCAACAGCAACAATTACATTATGTCCATTAGCTAGTGTTTGGTTAAGTTCGGCAAAAATTATTGTTTTCGTCTGAGCTAATAATTTAACCTCGTTTTGGTCAACTTTCGTAAGTTTGTTTAATATGATAGAAACCGATGGAGTCATAAAGACAGTTCCATTTTCTCTAGAGCCGACTATAGTATCGGTTAAACTAGAAACGCCAAGTGGCATCACATATTTGTATATATTATTACCTCCAAAGTCAATTGTATCAATTTCAGCAGGATTAGTTCCATCATAAGAAAAAGAATCTATTTGGTCATAAACTGCAAAATAAATATTTTTAATTCCACCAGAAATTCTTGAGCAATCAAGTCCGCGTCCGTGGATTAGGGCTGTGCAAATTGGCATAGTCTTTTTGTTTTATTAGGTTAAGGGAGTGAAGGGTTTTACCCCCTCACTTCCGTATTATTTATTTAATTATGATACAAGAACACAATCAGCACCAACTCCTGTTTGAGTACCTGCTGAGTAACGAGCCACAACTCTCATATTATCACTTCCGTCAAGATTAGCCATATCTAACATTTGGATTCTAGTAGTGTCAGAAAGTAAATCTGTACCAAAGAATAATGAACTCTTACGGGCTACAACGATAGCTGCATTTTGTAAACCATTACAAACAGCGATTTTGTAACCATTAATTCTTGGTTCGTAATCTCCACTCATATTGTAAGCATTTAAATATCCTAATAAAGATACAGCTTGAATATATAGTTGGTAATTTCTTTGGTTCACATATACATAAACATCTTCTTTACCTATAATACCTGTTGGCATAGCATCTAATCCTGCTTCCATATCAGCAATAATAGTTCCTGCTGTTGGTGCAACACCTGCTCCTCCTGTTAATACTACCTGTACAGCAGGGTCTGCTGCTCCTGCTCTTAACCAACCTGCAGCTCCTGCTCCTGTAAATCCGATAAACTCTCCTGCTGCATTTTGAGTACCTGCCCAAATATTAGATTCAACATTATTTGAAATAACTTCTCCTAAATAAGATATAACATAGTCATCAAAAGATGCAGGTGGTGGTGCTCCTGCTCCTGCTCTCATCTGTAAAGCTTCCCAAGAATCCAAAAGTACAGACTTGCAAAGTTGCAAATTTACTTGTAGATTAGCCGGTTCTAAGATTTTTTCCGTTAAGTCAAGGTCACCTGAATTTACGAAATCACAACCTGCTGCTGTAACAATACCTCCACCTGCTGCGTCAGCATTTAAAGACATTTGTTGGATATTAGATTTAAACTTGATATTTTCAATCATAGTTATATACTCTAGTGAATTTGTTTGAGCTAATGCTGCACTAATGTAGAATCCAGCTGCCTTACCTGCGAAGTTGCTTGTCGTTGTAAACGCCATTTTTTTTTGTTTTTAATTATTAATTTTTATTTATTTAAGTCGTATAAGAATTTGTCTTTACTAGACATTCTTCCGTAATCTCTTTTTGATAATACTTTTCTTTCTGAACTAAATTTATTTGTATCTAAAGGTGCTGAAGCAGGTGCTTCTGCTAATTCAGTCTTTAGTCTTTCGTTTTCTGCTTTTAACTTTGTTAATTCGTTTTCTGCTGAGAATTCAACTACTTCTGTAGTCTTAATAGATTTAGGATTAGTAGAAGGCTCAACAACTTCTTCAGCCATTTCTTCAACCTCATCATCTCCTCCGTCTTTATCTCTTTTAAGGTCAGCTACTGCGTCTTCTAAGTTTTGGATTCTTTTCTCCATACCTGCCCAATCCTCTACGTCAGCTTCTTTCCCATCATCTTCAGCCATTTCTTCCTCAACTACTTCTTCTTCAGTTTCACTTTCCATAACTTCAGAAACAATACCTTCTTCCTCTACTCTGAAAGATACACCTGTATCAGTCTTGTAAGTCCCTACAGGTAATAAGATAGTAGTTCCATCTTCAGTAAGAACGCTTATGTCTACACCTGCTTCTAATTCTTCAGCTGTTGAAACGAAAATAGTTCCGTCCTCTGATTTTGCTTGCCAAGCCAATTTCATCTTAGCATCTATGCCAAGTGCTACTAATATTTGTTCTTTTAAATCCATAGTTTTGTTTTAGGTTCTATATATAATAGAAAGATTAGTTACTTGTTTGATTTTGTGATAATTTCGTTTAGTGCTTTTAGTATTTCTTCACTTGTTGGTTGTGCGTCTGACATAGCTTCCATTCTATCTGTAAAGTAGCCTTCAATACTTAATCCTTTTAGTTCTCCTTCTTTTATCTTTTTCCAAAGGTCATCATTCTCAATCTTCATTTTAACAAACCAAGTTCCATCAGGTAGGTCGTAACCGAATAACTTAGATTTGTCGCTGTCGCCTTCCTTAATCCAAGATTCAACTGTTAGAACGCCTGATACTCTGTCTTGATGTTGGTATGTAGCTTTGTGATGATTGTTATGTTTTAAATACAACTCACTTGCTTTCCTAACTGTTTCTTTTGAAAAGTAAACATAGTAGTCTTCTTGAGTATTAGGATTATGTCTGAATATTTGCTTGTTAGGGATAAGTGCAGGACTAACTAGCATACGCTTTTCTTCATCTACTTTAGCAAATGTTAAGTTATTCTTTTCTTTTCCGAAGAACACAAAGTCTTGCTCTATTGCAGGACTCGTTACTAAACTAATAGCGTCTATTGCCAGTTCCTGACTATCGTCTGCAATTATTAGCTCAACAATAGAAGTAGTCTTTTCGTAATAGTCTTTATTATCTTCTTCACATTCGGCAACTGAGTCATACTTACAGCTTCCTGTCTTTCCCCATTTTTTTTTTCCGTTTTCACATTTTTCGCAAGGCATAGTATATAATAGATTTTTAGTTAGTTTATTTGATATTTAGATTGTTGCTCTACGTCTTATATTTGCTAATTGATTCTGACTGTTAGTCATTTCATCAGTAACAACGTAAGCTCGTGTTGGTTCTGGTTTAACGCCTCCTTGTATTTCAAAAGCTCCTGACATCATTTGTGGAGCAGGGGCTGCTACTGCTGCACCACCACCTCCACCGCCTCCGCCTCCAGCTCCTACATCAGTAGACATAATTTTTTGAACATTTGCAAGACCTGATGCAATAATTGCTGCACCTGTAATAAATCCTACAGGACCTCCTACTGCAAATGCTTTATTCGCACCTACAAAAGTATCTATAATTGCTGATGCTACAGCTAATTCTTTATTGTCTCCCGCCAAAGAACTTAAAGCTCCTGCAAGTCCTGAGAACGCTGATAATTGCTGGTTTAAATTTTCTTTAACTAAATTAGTTTTATCTTTTTCAAATTTAGCAGTAATAGCTGTAGTTTTCATTCCTGCCTTTTCAGCCATTAAAACCTTTGCTTTGTAGGCATCCTCTAGGTCTTGTAATTCTCTTTCTAATCCTGATAGACCTTCAGCCCTTATTTCTTTTTGAGTTTCTAGTAATTCCTTTTCAAGTCCTACTGCATTAGTCTTTTGCTCTGACAGCTGTCCTGTAATTGTTTCTTCAAGTTCAAGTTCTGCATTTTGAGCCTCCATTAAAGCTAACTTATTTTCATCATTGCCATTTTGAGCAACTTGTAATTCAGCAGCTCTTATACCAATTTGGACTTGTTCTCTTTGTAGTTTCTGTTGTTCCTCTAAAGATGTTTTTAAATCTTTATTCGCTTGTATTCTTTCAGCAAATGTCTTAGTTTCATCATCTCTAATCTGCCTAAATAATTCTGCTTCTTTTAATTTTTCTGCATTTAGTTTAGCGAATGTAGCTGCTGCAAATTTTGCTGCTCCGTTTGCTGCTGTTGCTGCCTCAGCTTGTTCAAAATTAGATTTTATTGATATCTTACTTAAACTCTTTACAGCTTGTTCTCCTATAGCTGCTACTTCAGTTATTGCATCTCCTATATTATTTACAATATCTTTTCCTGCTTGAACTACTGCTGTTCCTGTATTCTCTAACTCCTCTTTAGTGCTTAATATTTTTGCATTAAGGTCTGCAATTTTATCTTGATCCTTTCCCCCTAAGAAGCTATCCTCCCAAGCTAACATAAGTTCTTGTACCCCTAATTTAAGTCCAAAAAAAGTGGCTTTTACTCCTGATAAAGCTATCGTCACAACTCCTCCCAAAACTTTAGATAAACCATCAAATCGTTCTGTGCTTTCTGTAACCCAATAAACAACACCTGAAATTGCTGAAATAATTTGATTGAAAGTAGTAGAAATAGTAGACATAACTGTTTCCATTAAATCCATAGCTCCTTGATTCCTCATAACAGCTTCTTTTAATGCTGTAAATCCTGCTGCAATTATAGATACAATACCTAAAGTTTTCAAAGCATTACCAACACCCCTAACAGCCTTGCCCATAACTCCAAAACCTTTTTTTGTCTTTTTAGCTCCATCTCCTAATCCTTCAACTTCTTTTCTAGTTTCTTTTAAAGCTTCAATTATTGCTTTAGTGTCATCAGAGATTTCTCCAATATTTGTCTTAACTTCCATTTCCAATACTTCCGCCGCCATAATTTTATTTTTATAAAGTTACTCCTGTTTTAATTTGTGTAAATGATATTGTTGCTGCCCATTCAATTTTTACGTTTGCAGCTCCTCTTATGTCAATTAAAAAATTTGTTCCACTTACAGCTGCTGTTGGTCGCCATAATGTAACTGTTCCACTACTTTTAATTGCATCTCGTTCTCTATTTATAGATAATGTTCCTGACTTATTAATCACAACTCCTCTTTCAACAAAACTTGCATAATCCCCTACAGACCCTGCTCCAGTACCTCCAATTCTAACTGCTACAATATCAGCGTGAAAATACATAATAGTATTGTCAGGAATTACAAAATAACTATCAGTTACATTGTTTAAGTAACTATCAACTGTACCAGAAGTAGTAGTCAGCACTCCATACATTAATTTTATAGACTGCCTTTCCCCTAAATTATCAGAACCTGCATTTCCTCCTATAACAATAGAATTGTCTGCTGTTGTTTCACCTAAAGTTCCCGAAATATTTGCGTTGTTTACTCCATTAGCTATTTGATTGTTAGTTCCAGTTATAATATTATTTCTTGATAAACCTCTTACAATATTTCCTTCTCCCATTATAAGTGTGTTGTTTGTACCCAATTCAGTTACATTTCTTTTTCCAAAAGTTTTGTTATTTTCATTTGCTACTGCTCCTGCATAAGTGCTATTGTATGTTGAAATTGTACAAGTACCACTAGCTTTATTATAATTATAGCCATAAGCTTCACATTGTAATTGATTAGGTTGAACATCATTTACTCCGTCTGTAAAGGTTATATTTCCTATTGATGTAATGTATAAAGGCTTTACTGTAAATCCTGTTAAAAATGGTATTTCTATTTTTGCCATTATGGTATAAGTATAAATTCTACTGTTGCTAAATCGTTAGGTTGATAGTCTATCTTGTTTACCCTAAATTCTCTGTTCTTAATAATTACTTTAGAATTGAATTTGAATGTCGATATATCTGAAGGTGATAAATTAACTTTTAGAACCATAGTTCTTGTATTGATATTGTAAAGCTCATTAAAATAAGGAAGCCAATATAAATTAAACAAGTTATTAAGTGTTCCAAAACCCACACCAGGTAATAATTGAGTCCAACCAAAATGAAAGTCTAATTGATTTACAGGTGGCCAAGTTGAGGCTGTTGTTAAATGACTAAATTTTAAGTAATCAGGTTGATTTTCACTCGATAATCCATTCTGGTCAGGCATATAATATGAACTATCTGTAGGTACTATTCCGTTGTTATGCATAATTCTAGGGCTGTTGTCAAAACCTTCCGAAACCAATTCTTCATCCATAGCATAAATACAAGGAATAATGAAACTAGGATATTGAGACATTATAGGCTTTGTAACTGTTGCCGCAAATGGTTTTGCTTCAATTTCTTCTTCCCCATCTAATATATTAAATTCATTAGTTGCATCCCAATCTTTAGATCCGTATAAATGATTATTAACTTGTTTCTTATATTGTTGAAAAGAAGAATCATCTTCATCTTCTACAAACTTAAAAACAGTTTTTCTGTTCAAATCTGTCAAAGGTGTTAATTTCATTTGTGATGCGTCTACTTTTTCAGTCCAATTTAACGGTTCTAATCCATTTTCAATAAATATATCTGCATAAGGCTCTATTAATATATTATTTGGATTTGTTTCATCAGGAAGTGTTACTAAATTGAACATAGTAATCAATCCTTTTAAAAATTCCCATTGACTTGTTTCTCCTCTTAAAGATAATAAAGTCAAAGTAGTTACAGTAGCATTAGATTGAACAAAATTACAAACACTTGTGAAAGGAAAATCAGCTTGTTTAAGGTCAACACTTGATTCGAATTGTGCTTGTAATGTATCTCCAGGCTGTAGTATTATTTCAAAATAACCATTATATCGAAATTTATTAAAAAAAATTGAATGACTTATTTTATTTATATCAGGTTGAACGCCAAGAGTAGAAGAAGTATGTAGCCATCTAAATTGACCAAGTATAGATGCTTGTGGACTACTTGTATTCTCAAATTCAAAGTTATAATTTATAACGTATTTTTCATTTGTTGTTGTTGCAGTTAATGTAAACGGATTTGGTTGGGTGATATCTCCTTGATAGTTTGGAGGAACTGTAGAGTCTGGATGCCCACCTGTTACAGTTGCAGGAATTAGACGAATTGCTTTGTATGAATTATTACCAATATTAGGAGCAACACCAATATTTCTCCATAATCCCATATAAGTGTTTTCTTCAGTTGGCATTACATCACCCCCCCAATTAAAATCCATATACAAATTTCCGATATCTATTCTATTTAAGAAAGTAGAAGTATAAGTAAAAGGAGTTCCTTCGAATATTATATCTATTAAATATTTTATATTTATCCAAGGTCTAAAGGCTTGCTCTAACATAGTTAATTCAATATTCCCTTGCGTTGCTGCGTTTCCTGTGAAATTGTTTGCAATCAACATTTGATTATTCCAATTTACAAAAGGATATTTTAATGTATTAAAGTCTGTTCTGAATCCTGATGTGCTTGGGTTATTCCAATTAATAGGGGTTGTTTGTCCTACTGCTGTTCCATTATTCCAACTGGCTTTTATATTATCCTTATTATAAGCGTGGTGTAATTCTTCAAAAGACAAGTCGTTAAAAGTTCTTTCGCCTAAGTAGTCTGCTAGGGCAACAACCTCTGAATATAAATTTACATTATAGCTAATTTCCCCTTCCTTATCTGTAATATCTAGCATCCTTAAATAACCTTCAAAAAGAATAAAACCATCTTGCTTCAAAACGCATTGAGTTTTTTGATAAGGATTAAACATAGGACTTCCTCCGTCTAAGTGTCTAGTTATTTCAAAAACTTGATCAAATATTTTATTGTTTCTTTTTGTTGCAGGAAGATTAAATGCCTTTGAATATGATTGTACTTTTTCAGCGACATTTTTAAATTCATCAACACTTAAAGTAAGTGGTAAATCTTCTTCTTCATAAAGGTCGCATATTACTTGTCCGTCATCTAGTAAAACAGAACCCCCTAGCCCATAAGAAGGTTGCACTTGAATTTGACTTATTTTGCAATTATGTGATGAAGTATTAGATTCTTGATAACTTACAAAAACTGTGCAATTTGTTAAACCTGATTGTCCCCATTGAGATACATCAAATTGTCTAGTTATCTGTGTAGTTGCTTGAGTAATAGCAATATTTTGTATTGAAGACAAAGTATTAGTTGATGATAAAACTATAATTTTTATTATTCCTTGCGTTGCAGGTTGTGTAGGAGTTATAATATCAATTATAATGTCATAGTTTATTCCAAAAGTTATTCCAGTAATTTGTTGATACACTCCGCTTGTTGTTCCTATCCCTGATGGTATAAATAAATTATTACTTACATTAGTTGGAAATTGAGAACCTGTAGCAGTTCTTGCATAACGATACCAAGAGTTTGGAATAGTAGCAGGATTACTTATAAGGCTTAAAACTATTGAACCAGTAGCAGTAGAAGGAGCGTTGTTCAAATTGTTAAAGCTAATCCCATTAGTTATAAAATCAGTAAGAGGATTAGAAAATGCATTGTATGTTCCGTCGTGTCCTTGCGGATAAAGTATTAATTGAACACTCATTATACTGACTGAGTTCTAAGTATCTTACTCTTTTCTACTTCAAATGTGTACTGCATTAATTTATCGTTTGCAATAGTCTTTCTAGTGTAAGATGAAGTTGTAAGTCTTACAGGAATTACATAATTATTAAGATATGAAAAAGGTCTATCCTCTTGATATCCGTTTAATATATAAACTTCTGGACTATTTATTAATTCTTCAAACCATTCTGATTCAGCTTCACTAACAAAGTCTGTATTCATTTTAATTTTTTCTGTAGAATTTACTCTAAAAGATTTTTTACCTCCTTTATATCCGTTAATTTCGTAACGGTATTTATTCCAAGTTCCTTCTATTTGTTGATATGTACTTCCTTTAGTTGAAACAGACTTTGAAGACTTCATATTAAATGTGTAATAATCCCAAGTTCCCCATTGATTTAACCAAGTCAATCTTATAGGTTCGAAACCTTTTAAATTAGGACAAAGAATATTAATTTTTAAAGATGTAGTTACTAAAGAAGAATCGGCATTAAAACCTTGAACAGTATAGCTTTTTAGATTATTTGCATCTACTAGAAATTTAAAAGCAAGACTCCAATTATAAATATTAGCAGGGTAACAACCAAAAAAAAGAATTTGATCTGTGGATTTAGAAGAAAAAATTGTAAACCCTCCATTTGTAGCAATGTTTGGTACATCTTCAGATGTTTCAACTCCTGATGAGTCTGTATATGTTAATCTAATAAAACTTAACATATTATTAGTACCATTAGGAAATGAAAACATAGAGATTGTTCCATAATCTGTAGCAAGTGCATTTTGTACCATTGGAGCATTTGTTAAAAATTTAGCTGTTACATCACCAACCACAGAAACTTGTTTTAGAAAAAATCTGTTTAAGTTATAACCAAAGTCATTACCTGTAATATCTAGGACATCAGTATGTTTTAAATATCCGTTGAAATAAGTATATGATTCACTATTTTTTTCAATATCACCTTCAACTATTAAGCCAGTTGTTTCATCCAAATATTCAATTTTAAAAACTATAGCAAAGTATCTTACTGTGTTTTTATTTCTTGAAAATTCATCTATTATATGTACTGGAGTTGAATCATCAGCAGTAATAGCAGCCTTATATTTACTTCCATCATTAGCTACATTATCAGGACTAACAAAGCTTTCTAAAATTGGACTAAAATCAAATATTCCAACTCCTACAGCATTTGGTGTTGTTTTAAATGTTCCTATTGGTGAAGTTATTGGAACAATAGGTGTATCACTTACATAAACTTCTGCAATAAATTTTACTTTTTTATATAAAAGAACTGTGGGTGCATCTGAAGCGGTAAAAATTATATCTTCTCCTGCTGTCAAGTATCTATATTTTGGTATTTGTGTTATTGATAATGCCATTATTTTACTATTGTTAAACTATTAATTATATCTTCTTTGACACTTCCTAGCAAGTCTTTACCAAACTGCTTTAAACCTAATCCCAAAGGCTTTTGAAAGAAGCTTATTCCTTGTATTCCTTTGCTATAAATACTTCTTGCTATAATATATCCCATACTCTTATGACTCATAAATCTACCGGTCTTTTTATCTTTCCATTGAAACCCTTTTTTCTTTATCCATTTAGTCATTATTCCTGACATACCTCCTTTTGCTTTGCCAACTGGTGATGAACCTGTTCCGAAACTATAAGGGGTTGTAATTACCTTTCCTGTATAGTCTTTAAAACTTCTTTTGTTATTTTTGCCAGAAACTCCTTTATCTACAAATTTACCATAGCTATCCATAGAAAATTGTACTGAAAAACTTTCGCCTTTTTTAATAACTTCAAACTTAATAGTCTTTGCAAGAGCTGTATTACCTCCTTTCTTTTTTCCTAAGTTACCTATTGCCCTATTGACAACTTGCTTCCCAAAACTGTTTAAGTAATTCTCTATGTTCTTGGTGTCCATTTTTACTCTACTCCAACAAATACTTCAACTCTAGGATTAACAGAAGACCCTACAGGTTTTACTTGTAAAGAAGCAATGTCTTCCATAGTTCCAAATGAAGGACTTGTATCTGCTTCTCCTAAAGCAATTGCAGCTCCTTGTGATAAGATATGAGAATTGCCTGCTGTTATAGTTACTTGATAATTGGTAGCTGTAGTTACTATTGCTAATTCTATTTCAGCTTCTAAGTCTAAATTTGTTACCCTAATATATTTAGTTCTGTCTACATCAATAGCTCCTGGTGAAGTGTGAGGAGTAGTTGCAAAAACTGCCACAGTTGTTGTCTGAGAATGCGCACAAGTTACAATCCTTTCAAATACATCATTGATTCCTGTTGTTGTTACTGAGTTACTTGCTCCTCTTAAAGAGCCATTAAGCGTAATAGATTCTGTAATTGTTGTTGTTAGTGTTGCCATATTAAAATTTGTATGTTATTTTTGGTGGTATTAATTGTATTGTTAGTTTTCCTATTTTAAATTTAAACATTATTGTCCTATTGCTTCTGCTGTCATTGGAGTATCACAAGTGTCAAAGCTGTTCTGAACTACTACTGTCATTGAGAATACCCAACCGGTCAATAAATTATCGAATTTTTCTGTGAATGGCTCTATAGTATAATCACCATCTGTAAAGTAGATAGGAGCGTTTATATCACCTGTATTTGTATTAGGATCGTTTTGGGCTTGCCATTGACTATTCCTAAATATGCTTATTATATCTACACAGGTTTGAAGTGTATCATTAAATACATCTATCTCGTTTGATAAGTTTGCTGAACCTACACTACTTTGTCCATTGTTCCAATCTTCTTTTTCTGATACTAAATCGCATACAAAGATTTGAAAGTTATAATTTAATTGATTAGAGCCTGTGGTTACACTTGTAGGGTTGATGTGCATTAAAGGAAAAATCTCATTCTTTTCAAGGTTGATGTCAAAAATATCTCCAACAGAAGTAGTATTAATAAAGTAATGTTGTCTTCCTAACTTCTTTAAAGTTTCAATTACGTTTAAATATGTCTTGTTATTAACCATTTCTTTTAACTTTGTTTTGTGAGTTTAAATCTGTTTCATAACTTAGCCAAGTCAAACATTCTAAAAGACTAAGCCTTGTAATACTTTCTAATTTACTTATATCCTCTCCGCACAATCTGTGCATTACTCCGAACCATCCCCACTTGCTTGCAAAATCTTCACTAGCTATTGCGTCTTCATTTCCTTCATCCGCTCCATTAAATACGATGGCAAAATCTCGGATAATATTTTCCCTAAAGTGTAAAAAAAAACCAATGCACTTTGCACTTGTTCCGCTGACATCTTTTTCATTTCTTCTGTTCTAAGCCTTATATCACCATCATAGGGTTCAATTATATATATTTCGTTCTTCTTTAGCTTGATAGGGCGATAAAGAACTGCCATCAATTCTGGAAGGTTCTTATCTATTCCGTTCTTAATGAATTGCTCAATGTCGGCATACTCGCCTAACGTAATACTATCTAAGTCAGGGTGGAATCCGTATTCAACATCATTAATTTCTATTATCCTTTTAAGCTTTGTATCTTTCTTTTCTTGTAACTCTCCTATCTTACTCATTATAACTGCAACATCTGACAAGGCTAATTCCTTTACTAACTGCTTAGGGATGTTTGATAGTGCTGCTATTGTTGCTGTAGCTTCTTCAGTCTTTGTACCTGTTTCAAAGTCAATAAGTTGTAGCCAAGTTTCAAGCGTAACATCTGACCAACTATTGATTAGCTTAAATTCTTTTACTTTTCCTTGTTTTTTAATTTTAACTTTCATACACTATATAATAGAAATTTATTGTTTTTAGTTTAACGATTTTTTTTACTGCACGAAATACCTTCCAAAGTTACTATCTATCTCATAAAACATTCTCATAGCTAAAGCATCTGCATAATCAGGAGAACGACCTAGAATAGACTTGACTGTATCTTTGGGAATTATTTGTAATTTATTATCTTTGTCTGCATCTTTTGTTCTTACTTGCTCTAGCTCCTCAGTTATGTAATTCTTAATATTTACATCTGAACAACTTACTCCTATCTGTCCTTTGTTTATTTGGTCTGCTAACTTGTAATAGCATTGAGTCTTAAGGTTTTGATAGTTCTCACCTTTTATCGGTCTAGCATTATTTGTAAATCCTTGACATCTTAAGTAATCTTTTACACCACCACCTACACCATCTTCATCAACTATAATATTTCTAAGATTTACTCCATTCTCTTGTTGTAGTTTCTTAATCTCGTCCACAACCTCATTTACAGCCGATTTAAGGATAGTTCTTATATATCTAATGTGTAACCCTTGCCAAAGCATTATGACTGTCTTATCGCTTCCAAATCGTGCTACATCACAAGTTATGTATTTATCACCTTCTACTCCTTTTTGACTAAACATACTCATAATAGAATTGTAGTCTATTAAACTATCAGCAGTTGCGTCA